AAGGCGCTGGAGTACGGCAGGCAGATACGGAGGAGGCTGGCGAAGCAGTTGAAGTCCGGGGATGCGCGGGGAGAGTGGCTGTACTGGAGACTGCTGCTCATGGCAGCGCCGTATGATTTCGATAGCTATTGCCGGTATATAGAAAAGGATAGGGAACCGAGCAAGCGGTTCTACGAGCCGAGGCGGAAACAGCTGTATCCGATAGCGCAGGCGCTCCAGCGGCTGGAGGACAATGAGTTGGATCTGCTGGCCATCTCGCTGCCTCCCGGCGTCGGCAAGACGACCATTGCCATCTTCTATGTATGCTGGATAAGCGGCCTGCACCCTGAGTTGCAGACCCTGATAGGCAGCCACAACAGTGAGTTCCTGAAGGGCGTGTATGATGAGTGCCTGCGGATCATGGACAAGGACGGGGAGTACTGCTGGCACGATGTGTTCCCTAAGGTGCCTATCTGTGGACAGAATGCGAAGCATATGCGAATCGACCTTGGTAGGCGGAAGAGGTTCCAGACGATTGAAATGACGTCTCTGGGCGCCGGGAATGCCGGTAAGGTGCGCGCAACGAATCTGCTGTACTGCGACGACTTGTGTGAGGGCATCGAGCAGGCCATGTCGACTGACCAGATGGAGAAATTATGGGCGAAGTATACCGTCGACCTCCGCCAGAGAAAGCAGGGGAACCGGGTAAAGGAATTGCACATCCAGACGCGCTGGAGTATTATCGACGTCGTTGGCCGCTTGCAGGACATCTATGCTGGCGACGAGAGGGCGGAGTTCATCAATATCCCGGCGCGAGACGAGGACGGGCACAGCAACTTTGATTACCCATTTGGCCTTGGGTACACCGACCAGATGCTGGACGACCTTGAGCGCAGCATGGATGACGCCTCGTGGCGGGCACTGTACATGGGCGAACCGATTGAGCGTGAAGGCCAGCTGTATGCCCCGGAGGAGTTACGCCGGTACTATGCTCTCCCGGAAGGCGACCCGGATGCCGTCATTGCTGTCTGCGATACCAAAGAGCAGGGATCCGACTACTGCGCGATGCCGGTGGCCTACAAATATGGCGACGACTACTATATTGATAAATGGATATGCGATAACGGGAAACCAGATATCATAGAGGAACGCATTGTCAACATTCTCACCGAACTGGACGTCGGCATGGTGCGGTTTGAAAGCAACCGAGGTGGCACTCTGTTTGCCGATAACGTCCAGAAGGGACTGGTGGCCAAGGGCAGTCACTGCCATGTGACGACGAAGTGGAACCAGACCAATAAAGAAACGAGGATACTGGTTGCATCCTCGTGGGTTAAATCGCATTGCTTATTCAAGGCGGAGTCCGAATATGAAGGTAAGGGGCAGGGAAGTCACCTCGACAAAGAGTACCGTCTGGCCATGCGGCAGCTTACTGGCTACACAATGTCCGGGAAGAACAAAAACGACGACGTTCCAGACGCGATGGCCGACCTTGAGAATTTCGTAAAGACATTTTCCGCCGGGCGGATGAAGACGTACCGGAGATCTTTTTAACGCGTTATTCTATTGTATCGCATAACTTCCCGTTTATAAAGAAATAGTTCATAAAAATAGTCAAGATGATGTGAAATATCACATTATCTTGACTTTTTTGTTATGTACTTTACCTTATACGCTTGGTAAAATGATATTGGATCATAGTGGCATTTGCTCATGTCATAGGTTCGTTTCCTTTCTGAATGCTTTTGTGTTCTTTTGCATTCTTTGGGTGTCCTCATGGGGGTTTTTTGTACTTTTCTCCTCCATCCCGCCTTTCCCCAATCCTCCGGTTGGTGGTACCTCGCGTCACGGACAATGCATGGTGGACAGTGTTGACGCTGAAACTAATTGTCGTGGGTGGAAATCCCACTCTCCTCTCTTCTATATATGGGTACGTTTGACAGTGAGTGCGTGGCCACGCCCACTGCGAAGGGTGGTAACCTTCCGTGCCCTCCTTTCCTTAAATACTCAAAGGTGGTAGCACCATGATTGATATAAGAGATTATCCCGGCGCGATCAACGCGCTGAACCAGATTCTGAATAGTGGCAAGGAGGCGGCGCTTCACGTTGAAGACAACGGAGTCGCTGTCGCTGAACACGCACGGTTCTGGTGCGGGACGTATGAAGCTGGCGCCGAGGAGCGCAAACCGAAAGCGCCGAGGCCTGCGAATCGTTGAGGTGATGTGTAATGGCAAGCACTACAACAACATATTCGTTGGAGACGATGAACCTTTTTGGGCGTGACAAAATCTATACGGCAGCGGAAACGCTGACCGCAGAGACTGTCGTCGAAGAGGTGAACCGTGCGCTTGGAATCCACATGACGAACGTGGCGGAGATGGATTATCTCTACTGGTACCGTCGTGGAATCCAGCCGATTCTTGGCCGCACGAAAGAGATTCGCCCGGAGATCAACAACAAGGTGTTGGTAAACAACGCCGACATGGTGGTTACGTTCAAGAATGGGTACTTCCTGACGTCGCCGGTAAGCTATATCAGCAGGAAGAAAGACGACGCGACTGCGAATCAGGTGAAGAAACTGAACGAGTTTCTGTATACATCTGGGAAGCAGGCAGCGGACAACGCGATGGTGGACTGGTTCCATACCGTTGGCGTTGGAGTCATCTTCTGTGACCCGGTAAAGGATGACGAAGAAGCGAAAATTCGGCCTATGTCCGTCTATGCGCTGGATCCTCGCTCCGCATTTGTTGTTTACTCCCTGAAGCCGGGCAACAAGCCTGTGTATGGTGTAAACATCGTCATCGACAAGCAGTTTATATACATCGATGTATTCACGGAGCAGTCGGTATTTAAACTGATGGGCGCTCCGACCGGTGAAGACACGACTGCTGACCCAAATCCGCTGACAGCTGCATACAGTGTGATATCGGAGGAACCCAACATCATTGGGCGCGTACCGATTATTGAGTATGTTTACAAATCCACACGCATGAGTGCATTTGAGAATTCTCTGGCGCTCATGGATGCCATAAACACGGCAGAGTCGAACAGAATTGATGCTGTTGAGCAGACGGTACAGAACCTCATGGTGCTGTATAACTGCGACTTACCGGAAGGTGAGACGGCAAACACCATCCGGGAAAACGGCCTCATTGTTCTCACGTCCACCACTGATAACAAGGCGGATGTGAAGCTGATGTCTGAGTCCCTTGATCAGACGCAGACACAGACGACTCTGGACGATCTGTATGAACAGATGTTGGAAAAGTGTGGTGTACCGTCCAGTGTACGCGACGGTGGCAGTACGTCGGACAACGTCGGTGCTGTATACCTCCGTAGCGGCTGGGCAGCAGCAGATACTGATGCCCGGAACACAGAGGATCTGTACCGTACATCGAACAAGCTATTCGATGACGTCTTCCTGCGTGTCCTCAAGCGCAGGGGACTGATTGGGGACATTGATATCTCCGATTTCGATGTTACGTTCATCCGCAACAGCATGAACAATCTTCTGGTGAAAACACAGGCCGCGCTAAACATGAAACAGCTTGGCCTCGCCCCGGAGATTGCGCTTGCCAAGAGTGGACTGTCGAACGACCCAATCAGTGATGTAGAAGCATCCAAGAAGTACATCGAAGCGATGTGGACGTCTCCACAGGAAGAGGTGGTTCCTGCCGCGAACCAGCCTGTGAATCAGGACAAGCCTGATGTAAACGGTGGAGGTGACAGTGATGGCAACGGAGACGACAAGAATGCCGAATCCAACACTGATGCCGTTTGATGCGCTGAATGCGCTGAGAAATTCGCTGTCATACGGTCAATATACCGACGAGGACGGTAAAAGACGGTACGTTGATACGTACCAAGAACTTGAGGACGAGATAGAGGACATCCTCATCTTGTCCTACCTCAACGGGAACGCGACTGCCGGTGAGATGCTTGGTTTTGAGCCAGATGTCGATGTGGATAACATGGACGCGGTTATTAACAAGAAGATTGCCGGGAAAACGTGGCGTGAGCGCCTGCGGTACCAGATTGATGCCGGTGGCACTGTTGAGGACATCATGCGTATCGCCGAGACGGAATCTCACCGGGACTCCAACGAGGCGTTGTACACAGCGGCCGAGTCCAGCGGCCTTGAAGTCATGAAAACATGGGAAACCATGATGGATGACAAGGTACGTGAAGCGCATGAGGACATCGAAGGGCAGACGGTGCCGATTGACGACGTCTTTGTAACATGGGACGGTCATGAGGCACGGTTTCCCGGAGATTTCGATGATCCTGAATTGAACGTAAACTGCCGCTGTTATCTCTCTGTAAGCTTGGCGAATGCCACTTAATAAATAAACGTCAGGGAAGACGATAATCGCACACATGGTCACTGAAGACCTTAAAAGGCAAAGGAGTAAGACATGAAGGTTGATGTAAGCAAAATTGCTGGTTATGAATCCATGTCCGTTGAGGACAAACTGAAAGCGCTGGAAGGTTTTGAATTTGACGATCCGAAACCGGCCACAAACGACGGAGAAATCCAGAAACTCAAGGAAGCGCTGTCGAAATCGAACAGCGAGGCTGCCAGCTGGAAACGCCAGCTTCATGAAAAGATGACAGAGGCCGAGAAGGCCGAGGCAGAGCGCAAAGAACAGCAGCAGAAAATTGAGGAAGAACTGGCGACTCTCCGTATGGACAAGACTGTTGCTACGCTGGAGAAGGCGTACCTCGCGGCTGGATACTCCGCAGAACTTGCGGCTGCATCAGCCAAAGCACAGGCCACTGGCGACACTGAGACTGTGCTGAAAAACCAGTTGGCGTTCATCGCTGACACAAAGAAAAATCTTGAAGCTGCGGCACTTAACAAACAACCCCATCTGTCTGTAGGAACACCTCCTGCCGGGCAGCCGCAGACCGTTGAAGACAAGATCGTTGCAGATGCAATGAAATATGCGGGGTTGTAATACTACTTTGATAGGAGATTACTACAATGGCAAATACTATTGCACTTGCAGAGAAGTTTCTGCCGATTCTTGATGGTGTTTATAAGAAAGAATCCCTGACCTCCAGACTGGATACTCCGAACGGCAACATCAACTGGGTTGGTGGCAACAAAGTTGAAATCTTTGAAACCGAGATGGACGGTTTCGGCAACTACAGCCGCGCCACTGGTTTCCCTGCCGGTTCTGTAACTTCAGGTTGGGTTCCCTACACGCTCGGTCAGGATCGTGGCATTTCCCTCATTGTTGACGCAATGGACAACGAAGAGACGATGGGCATGGCATTCGGCACTCTGGCAAGCGAATTCGTTCGTACCAAGGAAGTCCCGGAAGTTGATGCTTACCGTTTTGCCAAGCTGGCATCCACCTCTGGAGTATCCAGCGCAGCCGCTGACATTACCGTAGGCACCACAGACTGCCCGGCACTCATTGATGCAGCCGAGATGACTATGGCAGATGACGAGGCATATGCCCCCGGTATGTTCCTCTATGTTTCCGAGAAGTTCTACGCTGGCCTCAAGGGCAAGACCACCCGTATTCTGGCCAACGAGAACGGTGTGAACCGTGAAATCGAAGTATTCAACCAGATGGAAGTTGTCCGTGTTCCGAAGAATCGTTTCAATACCGCAATTACTCTGAACACTGGCGCCAGCAACAGCTTTGGATACACTGTCACTGCTGGTGGTTATCCCATTAACTTCATGATCATCAATCCGAACGCCATTCGTTCCGTGATTAAGCATCATCCGCTCCGCATCTTTGAACCGTCTGTGAACCAGACTATGGATGCATACAAGTTTGATGTGCGCCTCTATCACGACATCTTCGTTCTGAAGCACAAAGTGAAGGGTGTTTACGTACATCGTGCCTCTACCGCGAACACCTGATCATGGATTGCCCGGTAACTGAGATTCCCGGCGGGATTATAATCGGCCTCTTCAACGAGGCCGTTCCCGTCGAGGAAGTTGAGAAGAAAGAGGAGGAGGCTGCACCTCCTAAGAAACGCAGCAAGAAAACTGCCGCTGAAGGCAAATAAAGGAACAGGAGGTGGACGCGTTGAACTGTGCTGGAAAGATGAAGACTTTGAAAACAATCCTTCAAATCAAAGACTCTTCGCAGGACGATGCCCTGACCGTCTACCTTGATTCGGCGCGTGAGGAAATCCTCAACTGGATGTATATCAACTACGCTGACAAACCGGAGGACGCGGAAGTGCCTGCAAAGTACGATGGAGTCATCGTGCAGGCCGTTGTCGCCGGGTTGAATATGCAGGGTGGCGAGAACCAGTTCAAACACGTTGAGAACGGTATCACCAGAGAATGGCATTATACCGATATGCTGGAATACATCCGGGCACACGTCAACCAGATTCCAAGGATAGGGTGATGATATGCGCGAGTTGGAAATCAACAAGCAGAACATCTATTACGCCCTGTTCACGAGGTACACCGATGCTGTAGACAGCAATGGGTACAAAACCGGCGAGAAGGTGAAAACCTACTCAGATCCGACTCCTCTTCGCATTAATGTGTCTCCAGCGAGGGGCAATGCGAACAGAGAGGTGTTTGGTATTGACTGCGTCTACAGCAAGACGATGACCACAGCGGACTTGAATTGCCCTATCCAAGAGGACACGATCCTCTGGATTGGTGAGACTCCAGACAAGCCGCACAACTACGTTGTTGCCCGCAAGGCCGAAGGCCTGCATGATATCGTGTATGCGATCAGGGAAGTGACTATCAGTGGGTAGGGTAGTAGTTCCTTTCGACCCAATGGATCCAGCCAGCGTTCGTCGTGCTGAACGTCGGTATGAGCGAGAACTGCTGAAGTTTGAACGCAAAGTCGATCAGTTTCTTGCAGAAATTGCTGAACTTGGCAGAAGTACGGCGGAATCTGGATATGGTGGCATGATTACGGTGACGGTTGAACCAATATCCAATGGATATGCGATCAATGCAGCTGGAGAAGATATCATCTTCTTGGAATTTGGCGCTGGCGATTCTGTCAACAGCGGGAACATCTTTGCCGGGCAGACCGGTGTGGATGTAAGACCCGGTTCGTATTCTGAGCAAAATCCGCGCCAGCCACGTCCAAGCTATCACATCGATGGATTCTGGATTTTCGGCAATACCATTTATACGCAAGTCCGTCCACGGAACGCCATGCAGGGCGCGTGGGACACTGTTCTTCAGCAGTGGCGAGATGTCGCAGAGAGGGTGTTTTCATGAAGATTACGCGCAACGCTGTATACAATTTCATACACGATGCTGTAGCTGATGCCTATCCCTCAATGTATATCGCTGGAGCATATGAACCCGTGCCACCGTCCAAGCCTGCTGTGTTTATCAGTGAGATTGGGGATTTCCGAAACCGTGAGAATATGACATTCTCCGGGGCACAGGGAATTCGCACAAGCACTGTTGAGATACAAATTGTAAGTGGACGAATGAATGGTTCTTTGTCTGAAGCATACGCAATTCTGGAAATCGTTCGCAATGCCTGTTTCCGTCTGTTCTACAATGAGGCCAACGTGATCATTGTAGAGAACGGGGACAATGGTACAAATTATCGCCTCCGGGCAACATATAGGCGCGTAATCGGTGATGCCGATGAAATGCCAACGAATTAATTTATAAAGGAGAAATACAATGGCTGGTGAAATTAGTACTGCCGGGATTGTAATCAAATACGCAGTCGAAACCACTGCCGGTACCCGTCCGACAACCGGTTATAAAGAGAAGGCAACCGGTGCCACTCTTAACATTGCCGACTATGTTACGGGCATTTCTGGCCTTGGCGCTGACTACGATATGTATGACGTCACGCCTCTCAGTGAGCGAGTTAGACATAGATTTATCAAAGGTCTCATGTCGAATGATGGGAACTTGTCTCTGAGCGCAAACATCAACCCCACATCCCGTGCTGACTGGGCACTGATCGTTGCTGATTATGCTGCTCTGACTGAAGGCAAAGGTATGTGGTTTGAATTCACAATGCCGAATGACACGCAGAGTGTTTACTTCCGTGGTGAACCGTGTGCTGTGGCATTCCCGGATGTTGAATCTGCATCGGCGGTTCAGGGTAATCTCCAGATTATCGAGAATGAATACGCCGGGTGGCAGGCTGCGTCTACGTGATAAAGATGGGGCATCTGCCAGTACGGCAATTGCCCCATATATCTTATTTACAATTGTAGGAGCGTGCAATGGAGAGAAACGAAAAGACGAGAATTGAATTTGACGCCAATGGCAAGCATTATACGCTGGAGTTCAATGCCAGTGTCATGAAGAAAATGGATCGTGACGGATATGGTATTGAGAAATTGCAGGGCATGGTGTTCACAGCACCGGAGATCCTTTTCCGGTATGCGTTTCTGGCGAACCATCCGACTGAGTCGAGGTCAACTATTACAGCGTTGTTTAAATCCTTGAAACGGTCGGCAGAGGATATGTCTATTGAATATGATGATGAAGGCCGCCCGGTTGATGCGCTTATGCAGACACTTGGCGATATGCTGGCAGAAGTGGCAGAAGAACTGACGGGACGTGGTGAGCAGGGAAACGTCAGTTGGAAAGTGACGAAATAACCGCACAGGCACTTTCTGATAAAGATGAGTTTGGTAAGAAGTTGTCGTTTGGAGATATGTTAGACAAATTATGCGTCTACTATATGTCCATAGGGGTTCCGTATGAGGAATTTTGGTATGGCGACTATACCAAACTCAAATATTATGTGCGGTTGCACAACCTCAATGTCGAACGTCAAAATGAGCAGTTGTGGTTGCAGGGAATGTACTTCTATGAAGCACTTAGTGTTGCGTTGTCGAAGTCGTTCAATAAGCACTCAAATGCGAAATATCCTGACAAGCCGCATCGCTTGACACCTCTCACTGATGAGGAAAAGGAACTGGAAAAGAAAAAGAAAATCGAAGAGTTCCGGGCAGCACTCGATGAGATGGGCAGACGTTTTGAGGCAAAGCACAAGCGTGAACGTGAGTTGGCGCTGAAGAAACAGCAACAGGACGGTGAGAACATTGGAAGTACAGAATCTAACATTTCACGTCCAGCGAACGGGTGATGCCACAGGACGCGGTGTCGACCGTCTTGGCAAGGCGCTTGGAAGGCTAAAGGGCAACTCTGAAACTGCCAGCAAAGGCATGGGTAGACTCTTGCACACGATGGGACGTATGGCCAAACTGATGGCATTAAGAATGGTAATTCGTGCTTTGATGAAGGCCATGACGGAAGGCATGAAGAATGCGTATCTCTATAGTGCAACGCTTGGTGGGCAAGTTGCACAGGCGCTGGATTCTATTAAGCAGGCAAGTTCTGGCGCTGTCAATGGTATCGGATCGGCATTCGCAGAATTATTGGCCAACCTTGCTCCTATTCTGAACGCGATTATTTCTCTGGCGACCGCAGCAGCAAACGCTATTGCCCGGCTGTTTGCAGTTTTGGGCGGACGTAGTACATATAGTAAAGCCGTAAAGACATCTGAAAAATGGGCGGAGGCCACTGCCGGTGGTGCCGCTGCCGCGAAAGAGTGGAAGAACCAGCTGATGGGATTCGATGAAATCAACAAGCTGGAAGATCAGGACTCTGGAGGCGGAGGAGGCGGGGGAGCAGCAATCGGCGATATGTTCGTCGAGGAACCCGCTGTAAATAAATGGGCAGAACAGCTTCGACAGATTACGCTGGATTGGTGGGATAGCTTAGACTTCACTTTCCTCATTGAATCGTGGGATGAAGTGTGTGCTGCGGCATCCCGTCTGGCGGACATCATTAATGGCGCGTTGTATTTTGGATATACAGAAGTCCTGCTGCCGCTGGCAGGGTGGACAATTGAGAAAGCGGCTCCGGTTTTGCTTTCTGCTATGGCACAGGCGTTGCAAGTATTTGCAGATGTCGCAGATGGACTGAAGCCGGTTCTTGCAGAACTCTGGGATAACCTCATCAAGCCGATTGCCAATGACCTTGGTGGAATGTTCGTAGATGCGGTGAATACTGCGAAGATGGCAATCGAGGCATTGCGCGCAGCAATACAGATTGGCACCGCAGTAATTCAGGCAATTTGGTATGTATTTGGTGACACGATTGTATTTGCATTCAGTAGCGCGTGGGCAATTGTAGTAGATCTTTTCCGCAGTGCAATTGCAATCCTGCAAAATGTCCTCATGTTGTTCATTAATGTCTTCACTGGAAACTGGCAGGGGGCATGGGACAATATCAAGAATATTGTTGTTGGTGTCTGGGATACGATTGTCAGCACACTGACAAACGTGATGTTTTCTGTGCTTGGTGTAATAACGAATCTCATGGGTGACATCATTGAAGTGTTCACCACAAAGTGGGATGGAGTTAAGCAGATCTTCACAAACGCTGTCACAAAACTCAAAGAGATTATGAACTTTGAGTGGAAACTGCCAAAGCTTAAATTACCGCATTTCTCAATTTCTGGTAGTTTTTCGCTGAATCCTCCAAGCGTACCGCACTTTAGTGTTTCTTGGTATGCAAACGGTGGTTTCCCGGATATGGGCGAACTGTTCGTAGCGCGTGAGGCAGGCGCTGAACTGGTTGGTAAAATCGGTAGCAGCAATGCTGTTGTCAACAACGACCAGATCGTTGCCGCAGTTTCTCAGGGCGTTGCAAACGCTGTGTCCGCTGTTCTGGGTTCAGGTGGTGGACGGCAGGAGGCAATCGAGGTTCCTCTGTATATCAACGGTAAAGAATTCGCCCGCGCAATTTACAACGACACGAAAGCAGTGGCAAACGAACGTGGCTCCAGCCTCGTGAACGCATAAGGTGGTGACACGATGAATATAGCGATCCAAACAAGTGGCGTCTGGATGGATATAACTCCCCAGATTGCCATTGGTGGCGTCACATGGAAACGGAACGACATAGATGGCCCAAACTCTGGCAGAACTATAACAGGCACTATGGAACGTGACCGTGTGACCACAAAAATCCGCATCGACGTCACTTGCATCCTGCTGGATGAAGACACTCTGAAGAACATTCTCCAGCTGATTTACCCGGAGTATATCTACGTCCGGTATGATGACCCGCAGATGGGGCAGCGCACCGTATGGATGTATTCCAACAATAACCCGGCAACGATTTCCCATTATGATACGCAAGGCAATCTGGTGTGGAAAGAAGTTACATTCCCGCTGATTGAGGTATAAAGAATGGCATACGACATTTCTGAAAACTACGTACACATCTATCAGCACGACGCGCCAACGCAGGAACTGGCAGAAGTATCGGCAGATGCGATCATGTCGTTGAAAACCAGTGAGCAAGTCTCCTACCTTGGAGACGAACTCGCATACGATACGATGGATCTGGAGGCAATGCAGGAACGCACATTTGAGAACGGTTCCGCAGTGTATGGAACTGAACTCACCGCGTTCCCGTATGGTTCTCCGGTGCGGCACACAAATGCCGGTGGAGATATCGACAGGACGTTCTATATCGATACCTCCTCCCGGATAGGGAACCATGTATTCCGGTATGACTGTGCATCAATCATCGCCATGCTGGACAGGCAGGTGTTCCCGGGCGCGATCTTCCGTGGATATAAGGATTCCACAACCAACAAATTTACATTTTATAAGTTCCCTGCGGCACTGAGATATATCGTTGGCGCCTCTGGTACGCTGTTTGATTATGACTGTTCCAATGTAGCAAACGAAATCGTGTTTGGATGGATACCGTATGGCACACGACGCCATGCATTGCAGCAGTTGCTGTTTGCTACAAACATCCATGCATTCTGGGACGCTGTAAATCGTCGCGTGGTTTTCGATTACATCGATCATGCAAGTGCAGGAACTATTGCGGATGCTGAAATCTTTGATACTGGCAAGGTGGAATATCCGCAGTTGGCCACAAAGATCATCGTTGTTGAGCATGATTTCTTTTACTTTAACAGCGGTCATCCTGATTATGTTGTGCTGTATGACAACACGCAGGGCAACGTAGCGAACGGTGAGTTGATCAAGTTTTCGACCGCTCCTATTGTTCCTACTTCATTGACTGCAAGCGGCACATTAACATTTACAAACGCAACTACGGACTCAGCTATAGTCTCTGGGCGCGGAATCCTAAAGGGATATCCGTGGTACCATACTACCTTCCAGATTGAGCGTAATGCCAATGTGGCAACGCGAAAGGAATATGAAGTGTCCGTAACTGACGTCTATCTGATCTCGTTCCTGAACAGCGAGAACGTGGCAGACCGTCTGGCAGACTACTACTTCAACCGGTACATCGTGAAGGCGGATATTAAGTACAACGATGAGCAGGCTGGTAAGTATTATGCGCTGAAAGACGCATTTGGTGAGAATCAGGCAGGCTATTTGCAGAAGATCGACAAGGTGTATTCCTCCTTTGTCAAAGCATCCTGCGAGTTCCTGTGTGGCGTGAATGAAGAATACGACGACGTGGCGTTTGATAACTTTCATGTTATCTATCACAACACGAAGACGTACAACGACACTACCGACCCGGATTCCTCCCCGTTGACTGGTACATGGACTGTTCCTGATGGAGTTCATCGCATCCGTGTCATCCTGATTGGTGGCGGAAAGGGAGGCGACAGCGGCACTCCGGGTGAACCGGGCAAGTCCGCTGCTGATGGAGGCACTGGTGGTAAAGGTGGCGTCTCTGGCGCCCCCGGTCATGGCGGATCCATTTACATCACATCGATTGACGTCAATCCGGGAGATGTATTCAACTACTCCTTGGGCGAAGGCGGAGCCGGTGGTGCGGTGCTGACATATGCGGACTACCAGACTCTTGGTCATGTCAGATATGGCGCTGAAGGCGGAGATACGACTTTCCAGAAAACTGGTGGCACATTGTATTCCTCTGCTGACGGTACTCCGTCCGACATTGGATACTGCTTTGACAGCGTAAATGCAATGGAGGCAATGCCGGGCACGAACTATGTTGGCATCACAGATGGATGTGATGGTGGTGACGCCGGGCAGACATCTGATAACGCCTCAGAAACAGAGAAACGTCGCGGTACAGATGGTGGCACATTCAAGTATAGCACTGCCACATATCAGGGTGGATACGGCGGATCCGGTACATTCGTGAGCGCTCCGACCAGTTTCAAGACGATCATCAATCAGGCGTATACAGCGCTGACCGGCCTCTATTATGTCGCAAATGGAACGAATCCGCCTCCGGTATGGTATGCATACACCAGTGCATCCGATAAGCAGGGACTCTGGAATAACGCCAAAATAGGCCAGAACTACATCGACTACACCGGCTGGAAATGCTCTGTAGGTATTCCCGGTGGAGGTGGCGGAGGCGCCTGCTTCGGCGCTGCTGGAACCAGTGGTGGGGCAGGGTACAATGCTTCTGCATATCCGACGAACTTCTATGGCGACTATGATACTGGGCGTGTTCTCCGTGATGGTGACCCGTGGTGCTGGCATGAAACCAACACGACACATGGAGGCAACGGAGGCAACGGAGCGAGTGTTCCTGCGAACTTCTACCTACAAAAACCGCAGTTCAGTTTGGACACGAACTACGGCACAATCACCGCATTAGGTCAAGGCGGATCTGGTGGATTCGGCGGAGGCGGAGGCGGAGGCGCTGCTGCTTCTGTAGCTAAACAGGCAACGGTTCAGTGGCTGTTCACTGAGTTTGTTGAAGGCACGTCAACGCCGGGTACTGGCGGATCTGCTGGCAAGGCACAGGACGGTGCAGATGGTGGCATCATCATCTATTACTAAGTCAGAAGGGAGGTAATCCATTTTGAAATACATTACAGCGCAGGAGGGAATCGTAATCTCTCTTGGACGGCAGGGTGAGAATGAAGTTGTAACAGTACAGTTTGATGCGAGTGGATGGGCGGATGAGTACGGAGCAGGATCGTTTGAACTGCTTCATGAGAGATGCAAGGATTCGGCACCGTATGCGTGTCCGATCACGGTTGAAGATGGAATTGTGTCATGGGTAGTCAGCAATGCTGACACTGCATTTGCCGGGCGTGGCCGGGCACAGTTGGTGTACATTGTCGACGCGGCAGTGGCCAAAAGTGTGATTTACTCCACCTCAGTTCTGAGATCCATCGATGCGGACATGGAGTTCCCAGACCCGTATGAGGATTGGTTGGTGCAGATGCACGAGGACGCCGAATACGTGCGAGAACACTATGAGGGCGCGTTGGAGGCACAGGAGAATGCCGAGGCATGGGCAGTAGGCCAGAGAAGCGGAGAGGACGTTCCTGAAAGCGATGAGACGTATCACAACAACAGCAAGTGGCATTCCCAGCAGTCTGCTGCTTCTGCACAGGAATCTGCTGACAGTGCCTATGAGGCATCCCGGTATGCCATTCAGGCCGCTGGATATGTTGGTTCCCCTCTGACATCCAACACCAAAGCAGGCATGACTGATACCACAAAGGTATATGTGTACACAGGCTCCGAAAGCGGCATGACAAACGGGCACTGGTACTACTACAATGGCTCCGCGTGGACAGATGGTGGAGTGTACAACTCCATTGCGGACGACGTTGCAACAACGTCAGACATCGACGAATTACTCTATTCGTAAGGAGGCAGCACAATGATTCGCATTAATGATGAGCGGCGTTACATTCAGGAAGACGGCACGACAATGCGCGTGATTACCGGATCCTGCAATGATGCTGACAAATCCAGTCTGCCCACTGAAGACATCATGAACGGCAGCTATATGTTCCTCGTGGACAGTCAGACCGTTTCGTTCTTCAATGAGAGCAGTCAGCAGTGGGGGTAA